AAGAACTATAAGGAGAATATCATAGACCCTGTAACCATATTAGCAGCATTAGGACCATTAGCAGTAGACTTAGGCAAGTCACTTATTAATAAATTTATAGCACCTGACCAATTTAAACCAGCTACGATAGAACAGTATGTCAAGATGAAACAAATTGACCTAGACTTCTTTAAAGTGATGAATGAAGCTGGTGGTGGTAACCCATCATACTTATGGGTAGAAGCTATCATAAGACTTATGCGACCAGCTATTGGTTTATTAGTTTTAACAACATGGGCTACTATGCACCTTAACGGTACAGCAACATCTGAAGTAGATAACTTTGCAAGTGCAGTTGGTTTCTATTTATTCGGTGAACGTTCATTATTACACATTAAAAAGAGTGTTAAATGATAGTATTAAACATACTTAACTTTATCGGTTTAGCTATACTTAAATTATTAGTCGTATGCCTATTATTCGTAGCTATGGGCTTCTCTATTCTATTTATGTATGCTATGCAATATCTCACACAAGCTCTTACTTATATAGACAAAAATGTTAATTGAAGTAAACAGGTTTGAGTTTAAAGATACACACACTATAGGCAAGATGTATATAGACGGTGTATATGAGTGTTACACGTTAGAAGATGTAGTCAGAAATGGCACTAAAGTCATAGGTAAGACTGCTATTCCTACTGGTGAATATAAAGTAATTATAGACGCATCTGTACGCTTTAAACAAGATATGCCACATATACTAGACGTTCCTAACTTTACAGGTGTTCGTATTCATTCAGGCAATACATCTGCACATACTGAAGGATGTATATTAGTAGGCACTACATGGTCAGGTAAAGACTTTATAGGGAACTCTAAAGCAGCTTATAAAAAGTTTTTTGAAAAGCTCAAGCAAGCTAAAACAGCTACAATTAAAATATGCTAGAGTATATTATTTGTGATGCGCTATGCTTTATAGACAATTTTAAGCTATTGATAATGGTAGTAATTTTATTATTAGTGTACAATAGACAAAACAACCATCAAGGATAGTTATGTCTAAATATAAGTCGGTATTAGTAATATCTGATCTTCACATTCCTTACCATCATCCAGACGCATTTACATTTTTAAAAGCACTAAAAAAACAATTTAAGTTTGACCATGTAGTAAATATAGGTGATGAATTAGATCATCATGCTATATCTATGCACGAACATAACCCAGACTTATATTCAGCAGGCCATGAATTAGAACAGTCTAAAAAATACATTAAAGAATTAGAAAAGATATTCCCTAAAATGACATTGGTTCACAGTAACCATAGCTCATTAGTTTATAGACGTGCATTAAAACACGGCATGCCTAGAGGATACCTAAAAGACTATAACGAGTTTTTAGGCGTTGGAAAAGGTTGGGAATGGGTAGATGATCATACAATAACCCTAAGTGATAACTCCAGATGTTTCTTTACACATGGGCTTGTTGCAGACGTTTTAAAGGTAGCCCAGCAGTATGGAATGAATACAGTCCAGGGCCACTACCACACTAAATTTAGTATTGGATATTACAGTAACCCAGATGCACTAATTTGGGGTATGCAAGTAGGATGTTTAATACATCAAAAGTCTATGGCGTTTGACTATGCCAAAAACTTTAAAAGCAGGTTCATTGTAGGATGTGGTGTTATTATCAATGGACAGCCAAAACTTACTCCTATGGTTCTTAATACAAACGGTAGGTGGATCGGAAAAATAGTATAGAAAGGTTTATCATGCAAATTCAGCCATTAATTGATCAATTGGTCGGAGATAAAATTGTAGAGGCTGAAGCGTATTTTGATGAGAATGTACTAGCTTTAACATTCGAGTCAGGTCTTTATGTAGAAATTACAGTTGACTCTGTAAACTACGAACTCCCAGAATTAGATGACTAAAGGATAAAAAATGAAAGTAATAAGAGGACTTGTCGTGGATGACAATGGCAAACCATTGCCTAACGTACCACAACTTACAAAACAAGACATTAAAGATATGGCACAATATGCTGCATCCGGTGCATCTATGGCTTATCCTCCTATTGGCATTCCATTGGGCGCTTATGAAATGTATCAAGGTTATACTAACCAAAACCCTATTCAAGGTTTATTAGGCGGCCTAACAACTGCTGGTGGTGTTGTAGGAACGCTTGCTAAAGCTCCAGGCGCTGCATTAAAGTATGCAGAAGGCCAACGTAAACTATCACCGGTCAATATTAATATTGAAGCTACATCACCTAATATCTTACAAAAAGCAAATGAAACAGGATCAGGCCGTGCATTATCAGACTTAAGATATGGTACTGCTCAACAAGGCGCTGCAGGTAAAGGTATGGAATATGCAAACATTCCTCCATCTAAAGTACAAGGTGTATGGGTAGATCCAGCAAGTAACGTAGAAGAGTTTAATAGAGTATACAGCCAAAACTTAGGCCCTATTAATAGAATGAATATACAGAAGTCTGGGCCATTATCTGAATACGCTCAGTCTATGGGTGGTGACCTAGGCCAATGGGGTGTAGGTGCTACACGCTTTACTAAAATACCTATGAACTTAAACAAAGATGCTGCTAACGGTATCTTATTTGAAAACGTATCATCTAAACAAATTATTGAAGCAGGTAAAAAATTAAACCCTAAAGGTGGCGTAGTATCAGCAACGCCTAACGGTGGTATGTTAGTGTTTGATCCTAACGGTGCAATGAGTGCTAAACAATTAGCTAAAGAATTAAAAGGCGTAGCTAAGAGTCCTAAATACGGACTCCTAGACTCTGCCTATTTTGATACTAGTGCTGCTGGTCAGGGAGCTTATATGAACCCTGTTGACGAGCTACTTCGTCTAAGAGGCTTTTAAGTAGTTTAGGTTGAAAGTCATAGTCTACGTAAAAGTTATTTAAAGCATAAGATAAAAATGCACCTTTAGCAGCAGCTACTGCAGGATAATGAGCCTTGAGATAAGGCTCACTACCATTGAGTACATTTATATGTAATTCAGCTAATGCTTTACAATAACACTCCTCTATAAACTTGCATGCCACTTCAATATACTTTGGCACTCTGTGAGTTTTGTAATGCTCTATCTGATCATCACTTAACCCAAGCCAGTCTATTAAGTCTTCATCATCAAGATCCAGCCGGTGCTTCCATTCATTAAAGTTGAAGTTCATCCTCCTCCTCCTCTTCATTATCATACTTCCAGTCCGCAATTAAATGCTCTGCAATTTCATAGAAGTTAGCTTGTCTTATGAATGCACCAGCATAGTCCTTAGCTAACCCATCTGGTACATCAATAAATATTACTTCTTCTACATAGTCTTCTAATTGTTTAGATAAGTCGTATGGATCTTTGGAGTAGTCAGATATATCAAAATAGTCAAATATTTCTAAATGAATTCTCCAAGTCTCATAATTAGACCATCCATTATATTTGTTATCTGTAGTCATTATGCAGCCTCCTTTACAGATACTTTAGGTTCATCAAATATAAATTTTGGTGCGCCTGTAATAGATGACTCAACTCTTAATGGTGAGATAACACCTACACAGTCAACACAGTCAAGGTCAACTAATGCTGGTTTGAGACCGTTTTGGCTTAATGATGCTTTTTTATTCTTAACGCCAGAGATATATTCTGCGGCCTTATTAAAGTCATTAAGATATGTAAAGTCATAATTACCAGGTTCATAAGATACTGACTCAGGAAATACTCTTCTAAAGTCAGGATACTTACCTTCTATTGGACGTGCTTCTAACCTAACCGCATCATTAAGAACGTGTATTTTCTTAACTACATTGTTTTCAACTTCTAATGATATGCTAGCTGCACCTAGGGTTGACTTAACTTTAAGTAAGGCATCAATAGTTTCAATAGGAATAATTGCTCCTAATGTATCTCTACCGTGCTGTACTTCGTTATGATAGACTGCTGTACTTAATAGTCGGTGACCATCAGTTGCAACAAAGATAGTGTTATATTTATTGAATTCAACGTAAATACCATTAAGGTAATATCTTACGTCTTTTTTAGCTACAAAAAGTTTAAGTGCTTTTAAGTGGAAATGTTGTCATGCTTTTCTCCTTTAGCAAAATTTCTTGATCGCCTGCAAGTAGATAATAAATTAGCGATATGTGTATGCTATATATTTGCTAGCATGATGTCAACACTTTTTTGTAAATATTTTTAATTATTTTATAAGTCATTGTTTTAGTTGAGTTTCCACCATGTATTTATATAGCTTTTTAATGCTTCTGGGCCTTTATCTATGTAAATAAGTTTATCTTGTGTTACTTGATAAAAGTTATTTACTTCAGTTCTTTGATCATCACTATGGCCATATATGACTAATACAGTAAAGTTTTCTTGGGCAGCTAAACCTTTTAATACTATCTTTTGGCCTAATGACATAGGCTCATTCTCATGTTTCCATTCAGCTACTAAAAATTTTTTACCATCTTTACATACGACCATATCCAGGTTTGTCGGCATTATATTTTTACCTGGGATCATTCCAGATAAAAAGCCAAAGTCTATAAACTTGGCATTACTATTCCGCATTCCTAACGTCATACGCAGATGATCATATCTTTAGATACAGTACAAACAGTTACAGTACCATCTGGGCCAATGATCGTTTGACTAAAAGACTTTTCAGTCCAGAATATAGCTAGCGCAGCCATTACAATAACAAATATCCAATATATTTTACTCATCATCAAACCTCTGTAATTGAGCTTCAATTTCTGGTGGGTTCACAGCTTCTTCATCTCTTAAAACTGAAATAAGTTTATTTTTAAACCATTCAGACTTAGCTAAGTCTTCTTCTACATTACCCTTAAACGGATAGCGTAAGTCATACTTCATCTTACTACCTTTTAAGTATCCAACAAATTCTTCTCTAGTTAAACGACTTTCAATAATATCTATGGTTTCTAGGCCTCCGATATTATAGTGTCTAGGGTGGTTTACATTATCTGACATACTGCCTCCTATAAATAAAATAACATTGATGACTTCTTACGTGCCTTCATCAAAGACTGTTTATTAGTCAATGGCAATGGCAATTTAACAAGGCCTTGAGCTTCTAATATCTTGGCCCTATATTTGGTAATGTGGCATTCTCTGTATATTTGTTTTCTTATAGCTCCAGGATGCGCTTCCATATATGCTTTTATCTGTTCGGCTTTTTTTCTATCGTCTAGTAATGTATACA